CCTACTGAAGTAAGCGAACTTGCAGTTACTCCACTAGCTAAAGTGTTACCCGTTAATGTACCAGCTGCTGCAGTTACAGTTATAGCCGATGATCCATTAAACGAAACTCCATTAATGTTTCTTGCTGTTGCTAATGTAGCAGCAGTTCCTGCAGTTATATTATCTGCAACTTTTGCATCAGTTATTGCATTATCTGCAATCCCACCTGTTTTTATTTTAGTTAATGCCATTAATTTTTTTCCAACGTTTCCAAATGGTCTTTGTATGCTTTTTTAACATCATCTGTCCACACTGCGTTACAAATACCTTGAACCTCTGATGATTCTTTAGATACGTCTGCATCAGGTTGTAAAACCTTTCGTGTAAACGAACGAGTTAATTCTACATCATCTTCTTTGACAACAGTAGCTGTTCTTACTTGAACTGCTTTATATTCACCAACTATTTCTATTTTATCTTCTATAATTTCTTTTGTTAAAGACATAATTTTTCCTTTTATGTATTATAAACCAAACTAAAACCCATTACACCGTTTCCCCAATCACTATCACCTATGTAATTACCACTTACATCATTTGCATAAACCTGATTAGTGCTTCCGTACAACCCTAAGTAAGCAGGGCTACCACCTGTTATAATTGTATTTTTAGAAATTTGAGCCCCAACAATAGATGCTCCAATACCTGCTCCACTTGCATTAAATGGTAATGTTATATAAGGATTGCCTGAGCCTCCACTTTTACCACTAATAGTAACACGAACCTCTAAGTGAACTACACGACCTACTTTAGTGTATGTACCTGATACATCATTTGTTGATGCAGTTATGCCAGTTACAGATGTAGATATTGCACCTTCTTCATAGTCGTCAAGAGCATTAGCTGTTGCTGTATCACCATTAAATGTTATACCACCATCATCAAGAAATGTAACCTTGTGTGCTCCGCCTGGATAAAATTTTATATCTTGCCCTGATTGAAGAAACATATTTTGCGAACCTGATGTGTATAATCCATCATAACCGTGTTTAGTTATTTTGCTATTGTCAGTATGGCTTCTAACTTGCCAATACCTTGCTGTGCTTGTAATTGTAGCATCATTAGTAACGTGCAAATCACCTCCACAATTCACAACACCTGAAAAAGTAGATACACCTGTTTCAGAAATATGCAATCTTGATGTCGTACTCCATTGAGCATCTGCTGAACCACCTCCACCATCAAAAGTGTAGAAATATATATCTCCTTGTGTCATTCCAATAGAACTACAAGCACCACCACCATCGTGATACATATTATTGCTACCACCTACATAAGCATTGTTAGATAAGAATGTTGCACTACCATTTCCACCACCACTATCTTGTAAAGTAGCTCCACCCACTTTTAATCCTGCGTAACTTGATGAACTCATATTGTTAAAATCAGTAGTACCTACACCTAAATTTCCGTGGCTATCCATACGACCTTTGGTTGACCAAGTAGAACCGTCCCAACTTGCCCAATATAAACTATGTTGATAAGTATGAAACGAATACCCATCAGAAGAGACACCTACAGTTGTTAAGCTGTCATCATTTTGTATTCTTATTGTTTCGCTTGTATTGGTAGTTACTTTTGCGTGAATAATACTATCAGGGCTTGTTGTAACTACTCCTACTCGTTCTGAACTGTCTATAGTAAGAGCAGTTGTACTACCTACTCCTAATTGTAACGTACCATTGTAGTGATTGTAAATTTTTGATGCATCACCACTGTCTTGAAAAATCTTTAAACCATTAGAATCGCTACTAGCGTTTTTAACAGTAAAAGTGCCTGCGTTTTGTGTAATCGCACCTGTAGTCAATCCTGTAAGAGTACCTACAGATGTTATTTGAGTTTGTGCAGCGTCTACGTTAAGCGTGTTTGTAGCAAGAGTGATCCCTGTACCTGCAGAAAGAGCTGTTTTAGACATAGCAATAGCTGCATCTGATTTTATATCTGCATTAATAATTACGCCATCAGCAATATTAGATGACAATACAGTATTGTCACCAATCTTGATAGCTTGTTTGCTAGGTTCGTTTCCGAAATAAGCCACTAGGTAATCTCCATAAGTGAAAGTGTGCAATCTAAAGTATTTGCAGCACTTGAATAAGCTTTTAGTATGTCACTAGCCTCCATTACGATCTTGTTACCAGACATCATTTCTAAAGAACTTCCTGTCGGTATTGGTGCATCTTTTAATAACGTTACATTATCTCCGTCATTATTAGTTAAAGTAACTGTAGCTGTTATTGCACTAGCAGAAGTGTTTGATAACGTCAAACCTACTAAAACTGCTGTTGTGCTACTTGGAACAGTATAAATAGTACTAACTCCTGAAGATATACCTGTATTTAGTTTTGTTTTTACTTTGAAAGTATTTGCCATTTATTACCTCATCCAAGTGCAACTGACATCGCAACTGCATCTGCTAAAGCTTCAGCCGCTAAAGTTGTACTGTCTTTTATTTCCTGTATATTGCCAGATGAATCTTCAAAAAAAAGTTTTTTATCAACAGTATTAATAGCTAACTCACCAGCAACTAAATCACTTGCACTCGGAGATCCAGTTCCGTTAGTTTTCTTTTTTAAAATAACAGTATTAGCCATTAATAGGTTCCACCATCAACTGTTGCTCCGTCTACACTAGCACATTTAATACCTGCTAGAGCATATGTACCATCTGAGGTATCTACAGTACCAGTTGGTTCAGTTCCTGATCCTTTAAAGAAAGTCCATGTATCTGAATTGTCTTGATCTGAAAAAATACCTTTATACTTTGTTCCACTAGCAACATATTTACCAAAGAATCCAATATCTACTGAGTTAGCTGAGTTATCTTTACCCATCATAATATTAACATCGCCTAATTCAACTTGTTGTGCATTTGCAGTAGTCATTGTTCCATTTACAGTCAAATTACCACTAACTGTTACGTTATTAGGTAAACCTACAGTTACTTTATTTGTACCCATAGTTGTTTCAATTTCGTTACTAGTTCCTTCTATGGTAAAAGTAGCTCCAAGAGCCATTGCCTGGTTACTTCCTGAGTCTCCAGCAAATGTAGTAGTTGAATTAGCAAGTTTAGCGTTTGTTACTTGTGAGTTAGCAATATGAGCTGTATCTATAGCCCCATCAGCAATTTCAGCAGAGTCAACTGCATCGTCAGCCATTTTTGCATTAGTAATTGCATTATTAGCTATAGTAACTGCTCCTGCAGCATTCATTGTTGCATCTCCACTAATCGATACATTGTCCCAACTATTTGTACCATCATAAACAGCTACTTGCCCAGATTGTGGATTTGATATGTTGGTATCAACAAGCTCAGAAAGAGCATCGTGTGTTGCTACTTGTGCATCTACATATGCTTTAATTGATTGTTGAGTAGCAAGTTTTAACGCACTATCGCTTGCCATGTTATCTTCGTCTAAGATAGGTGCGCCTACCCAGTTTGCGGTTGATGCTCCTGTTGCTATATAAAACCTAGCATCGTTTGTTTTGAAAAGAGGTTCACCAGCATTCATACCACTTGAAGGAACTGTAGTACCTCTTCTAAATTGAATAGTATTAGCCATTAGTATGAGCCTCCATCTATTGTTTTGTTATCGAATGAGGAAGTTCCGTCATTTGTAGGTATATCACTACCACCAGAACCTCCAACTGTCTTATTATCTAATTGATTGATTTCAGCAGCAGACGCTGTAACAAGCGTATTCTGGAGCTTTAACCCTTTATTGGATCCATTATGAGTAGAAACGTTAATATTGTCTGTACCAAGCTGTATAGCAGCTTCAGTGCCATCTCCATCAAGCAATGCTGACTCTGATCCAGATAGACCTCCATCAACATGTGTTAATTGCTTGTATGTATTTTGAATTGTTTGTCCTACTAAAGTATTTGGCATATTTCCCTCATGTAATAGAATATGGAGCTTTATCCATTAATCTTCTCATACCGCCAAATCTATTTTTTTGATATTGAAAAACTAATCGTTTAAACTCATTCATATGAAATTGTCTTTTATCGTAATTTTGTTCGTTTTCTGCAAATTTTGCTTTAATATACTCAACTACTCCTAAAGCAAGTTCTTCTGTAATATCTAAAACATCTGTTTCATCATCAGGAACTGTTGGCATAGCAGAGTATTCTAACATTAAGCCATTTGTTATAGCTGCACTTGGACTTTTGTATACACTATCTTCTGTGTCTCTTTCTACTAATGCAATATTTGCACCACGAAGATAATATTTAAAATCAACAGCCATTATTTCTTTTTACGCTTAGAAGATTTTTTTGTTGTTTTTCTCTTCTTAGGTCTTCCTCTTTTTGAACCATAGGTTCCTTTTCCACTTGGCATTACTTCTTACCTTTCTTTTTCCATTTTCTTTTCATAGCACTATAAGCTTTTTTACTTATAGTTGAATTTTTTTTAGAACGGCTTGTGCCCGCTTTTTTTCTTTTATTAATATTTCTTACTAAAGACACAGCTTTCCTTTACGTTAAATCAGGATCAACATTACCAGTTTCGAGTATACGATCTATTTTTACATACTCTGCTTCATCAGTATCATAAACCATAACATCTTTTAATGAAATAAAATTATCAGGAAACGAATAGTACCTTTGATCTTTTACAATATTTGCTTTAGAAGCAACTACGTTGTCTTCAATCATCATATTTATTTCACGCATAGCATCTTTTAAATAAGCAATAGCATAGCCTTGATTACTAGTGCCTGCTCTTTCCATTAATTCTTTTAAAGTCATTCTACTCCCCAGTTAAATTCTAATTGTCCCCACATTTTATCATCACCCCATAATAAGTAGGCAAAATGCTGCCATGTTAAATCTGCAGGTGTAGACGTTGTTGTATAGCTTGTGTTTGGTCCAGTACTAGTAGTCGCATACGAAGTATTTGGATCTACTTGTGACGTTGTAGACCAAGAAGTATTAGGAGCTGTATTTGTATTATTCCAACTCATGTTATTGTTGCAAACTCTACTGCTATTGACTCAGAAGCTGAAGAACTAACTTGAAATGTTGTATTAGCTCCTTGCGCAACTGTATTAGGTAAGTATATTGCACCACCTGGCTCAAGTTTGCAAATTGTAATAAACGTGTCTGCAGGTTTTTCTATTTCTATAATTAATAAGTTAGTAGAAGTAGAAGCACCTCCTAAAACAGTAGCACTGCTAAATCCATGTCCTGTATGCTTTATAAATACTCCTTCGTAAGCAGTATTTGCAGTTCCTATTGCTAGCCTGCCAGAAGCAGGGCAATTCCCATAAGCAACTGCTCCTTCATTAAATCCTTCAACTTCTATATTAGCTGTTCCTACTACAAGGGTAGAAGCACTTCCACCTAATGTTTTGTTTATATCAGCTTCAATTACATCTTGCGCAGCATATTTTCCTGCAACTCCAGCAATTGTTCTTACTGGGGTTACACTAACTGCGTATTCAACTCTGTTCGCCATCTTGTTGTCTCCTTATAATGAATGGCTCAAATCCTTTTTCGTATTGGCTTGCAACCATAGCATATTGTTTTTCATACCATTGATATTCTATTTGTGTTTTTTGCATATTAGCATTGAACTCAGCTATAAATGTTTGTGCTCTAGCTTGATAATCTTGCAAAGCTGATCCAAATCTTTGTAATTCAACGTTATTTTTTGCAGCATCAAATTGTAACTTTGCACCTAACTCACCTGCTTCTGCTTGTGTCAAAGATGTTTGTCTGGCAATGTCAGCTGAATGTTTTTGTATAGCTGAACCAACCTTTGCCTGGTATGCGTTTAAATTTTCTTGTAACTCAGCCTGCCATTTAGCAAACTTGTAGTTTAAATTTTCTAAAGTCCATTCTTGAACTACTTGATTAAGCTGCGCTTGGTATTTTTGCATTTGCGTAGCATACCTTTGTAGCTCAGCATTATATTCAGAATTATCTTTCTCTAATCCTTTAGCTTTGTTTTGTATATCAGCATTTGTCGATAAGCTCATTTCCTGGATTCTTTTTTGAATTTCTTTATCAAATTCATTTATATGCTTTTGAAACTCAACTTGATATTTTGCATTTTCTTCGTTAAATGCATTTAAACTATCTTGAATCTTAGCTGAAAACTCAGAAACTTTTTGTGTTTCTTCTGATAATTTAGATTGTGCAAGCTCAATATCTTCATCTGTTTCTATTAGAGAAGTTATCTTTGCAAAATCTAACTCTTTCATAACTGGTGGCTGATATACAGGAGCTGCAGAGCTAAAGCTTGGAGCATATACATCTTCCCAAGTTCCTTTTAGTGACGCATCTAGATATACAAAAGAAGGTGCGTTTGGTGGAGTTGGTATTGCATCTATATTGCTATTTGTACTAGATAAATCTAATGCGTCAATTGATGGGTCGGCTATCGAAATATATTCGGGGAGAGTTACGCCGTCAACTGCAGTTACACCAGTCATACCGTCATTTGCAACTCCAAAAGATAACGTAGGTTGAGGAGGTGTAGAAGGTAAAGAGAGAACCAGTCCCGACAATCCCGTGTAGCCGACCATCTTTTCTTGTAAAGCTTTCATAGCTGCATAATTAACTACAACAGGTATTAAACTAGTAGGAAAATTATTTATTGTACTACTATTTAAATTGGCTAGTGTAGTATAATCAACAGCACTATAATTAAAATTACCAGTTGGTAAAATATATAATTTTTGATCTAAAACATAATATTGAGGATAATCTGCTGTAGCTTTCTGCAAAGAAGTAGCTTCAGCCGCTACAAATCTTTTGCTTGGAGGTATTTCTGTTGCAGATTTACTGCCTTTTCTAACATTTAATATATGTTGTCTTTCAGTTACAGCTGCACCGCTTGATGTACCAGAAAGTTCTTGTGAAAATAGGTGACCAAAATCAGCATCAATAGATAAAATCTTATCAATAACAACTCTGATTCCATCATTAACCCATTGCAGCTCATTTGTAGATGTACCAGCTAATGCTCTAACTTGTGTTTGTAAACTCGCCATATATTATCCTTATGGTTTAAGAAGACGAGACGAGGAGTGCTTTTTCATGCATGCCTGCCTCGTCTTCATAGTTAAACCGTTTTACTTCCAGATAGCGTGTGCTTCAGGCATTACTATTTCCATACCAGCTTCGGTTTGGATCAAGTCAATGCGTCTGTCAACACCCGTATTTTCTAGACTTTGTACACCAACATAAACCGCTGTATCACGATTTACTCCATTACCTACAAGAGGTCTGTAAGCAACATGCTTAAGGTTAACAGCCAAAATTTTGACTGGTGAACCATCAAGATGAATATTGCGAACAACATTCATGTCACCGTAAGGAGTTGAGATCGTGGTTACAGGAATACCAAATAGGTTTTTTCTGCCAGAAACTGCGAAATCGAATCTAAACTGACTGCTGATTTCAACATCATTCTTTTGGAAACCACCTAATTTGTGTAACCAGTTATATGTAGCTGTATCGCACATAAACATAGTAGCGTTTGAGCTATTGTATCGTGGATCCATAAAGTCACTCATATTCTGTAGGAAATCATCAGAAGTAGTTCCTGATGCGCCTAGATTAATAGAGAATATGTTACCACTTGATAATACATAGTCAACAACACCAGCCGTGTAACGAACACCGTCTGTATCTTTTGCCTTAGTAGAGAAAAGAATATCAGTTTCAATGTCGTACTTATGCTCAATAAGCTTGTTCTTCCAAACACGTGCCCATTCGTCACGAGCTAATTTAAGCTCAGTTGCACGAGCAGTATTTGTCATCTGACAGGTTGTCTTCCAGATTTGAGTAAAACCTACTACATCTTTGAAAGGTGTATCTTTGTAGGTATCTGGGAAAGTAGAACCTTCAGCATGAGCTGAACCAACTACATAGCATTTGTCTGCTTCTACGTATGCTGTTTTATCAACACCGTCAAAAGTAGTACCAGTATGCTCATATACACCTCGTGATAGAGTAAAGTAGTTGTGTGCGCTTACTGCAGTAGCAGAAACACCACGAATTACTCTACACTTAGCGTAAACTGACTGAGCATCTGCGCCAGTTGCTGGAGTTCCTAGAGCCATAACTTTGACAATAATATAGTCTTCAGTAAATGTAGCAGGAACTGTTTCATCTTGTCCTGAACCAGCATTAGCAGTTGTTATTAAGCGAACTGGAATTTTAACCATTTGATTTGCTAGGAAAAAAATAGGTTTTGTTCCACTTGCGCCAACTGCAGTACCAGTTTGTCCAAGTATGTTTTGAACGTTACCAGCTGATAAGTAATCAGTCTGAAATTTAACATTCATTTCGTCGTCTAGCTGTAGATCTGTACCTGCAAATGAAAAATCAACATATTCATTGTCATTGTCGCCAGAACCGATAGTTCCGCCGTTAAGATCCATAGCTACTGCATAAGCATAACGCTTATGCCACATGCTGCGTTGTTCCAGAGTCTTAAATTCTGGATCTGTTGTAGCTTTTTTTGCAGCTTTGCTCAACACTCTAAAAAATGGAGTTTGATCAGGTGCTAATTCTGATACTCTATCAGAAAAATCATACCGTCTCCTTAAATCACCAGTATTATAAGAAGACTCCACTTGAGCCTGAGCATGTGTTGATAGCTTTAAAGGATTGTCAGCCATCATTGCCTCACTTTCTTAATTACGAGGAGGCACTTTATCCAAATAGGTTATCTAATCCAGAATCTACAGTTTTTAAAGCATCAAACACTGCGTCATCATGCTTAACTTCTGTTTTTTCTGTATTTTTATTTGATACGCTAGTTGGCATTTCTCTGACAGATTTCATCTGTTTGAGCATGTCTTCTTTTGTACCCTTAACCACATTTTGGTCTCTCTTATCTCTATTCTTTAGATAATAAATATCTTCCATAGATGTTTTATGGGTATTAGCCCAATCCATCATTTCTTGATAGTCATTATCGTTCATCCCCATTTTCTCTTTAAACTCTGCGGCTTCTCGGATTCTCTGTTCTTTAAGAGTTTCCTCTTTTCTAACAGAACGTTCACGCTCCAACTGATTATTGACACGCTGATCTACAGTGCTAGAAATCGTATGCTCTAAAGCTTTTGCACTTTGAGAGTTTGGATCAGTAACAGCTTCTTCTAGATCAAATGTGAAATCGTCAGGAAGATTAAGTGCTTGTTTTACGTCTTGCGGCTTATTGCCATTTTTAACGTAATCCTCTATTGCATTTACCATTCCCGTGTCTTCTTTTAGTCGCTCGATTAGGGGTTGATATTGTGTCATATCGTCTAGCTCTGATTTTAATCTCTGTGCTTCAGATGATGAATCTTTATATCTTTTTTCCCAATCATGCTGGTGATCGTCTGGTTGTGTGTTGACAGATGGGTCAGCTTTTAGCTGAGTTTCCTTCTCTTCAACATCTTCGACTGTATCGTTATCAAGTATCATCCCGTTCACCTCACGGTCTAATGTTTCGAAAAAGTCTCCAGAGTCTTCAAGTCCTGCATCGTCTAAGGTTAAATCTATATCAGGATTTAATTCTTCGACTGGACCATCAGAGTTTGCTGGTTTATTTTGTGCCATTATCGCTCCTTGATTGTTTATTTTTCTTAAGCTCTACTTGAGCTTCTTGTTTTTGTAATTTAGCATCAGCTTCTTTTCTGTCAGCGGTTAGAGCCATTTTGCCCTGCGCCTTTACAGCACCTTTGCGTAGTTCAGTTTCTACTGAACGTATTTTATCTTTGATACCTGCTTGAACTAACTGACGCTCAAGAGTCTCAATTGTACCGTCTTTATCTTTGACTTGTTCTTCCAAAGACTGAACAGCTTGTTGGAGTTGCTGATATAAACTCTTACGTTGTGCAATTGCAGTTTTATCTTTAATATCAGTTTCTGCAAGCACAGCAAGGTCATCAACTACTCCTAATTTCATTAATTCTTTTAATTCTGCTAAGTAAGCCCATCTATTAACAGGCAATGTACTACCAGCTACAATTCTTACGTCAAATTTTGCAGATCCATAATCATTCCATTTTCCGATAGCTTGTCCCATATCATTAAAAATAGGTACATTTATTTCAACTTCTTTTTCTTCTTGTAAAGAACTTGGCTGCACAATTCTAAACACTTTGTGTGCTTGATACACAGCTTGTGAATATTGTTTCACAACCTCTCCAACTTGTTTTAATGCTGGTTCGATACTGCTCTTTAACCATTGCTTTACTCTTCGAGTTCCGTATTCATCTAACGCTAACATACCTCTATATGTTTCATTAGCTTGTTGTCCGTCTCCTTGAGCTGTTGAATATATTCCAGCAAGATATTCCATATCCGATTTACCTTGCTGAGTTATTGTGTAAAATGCATTATTCAATGAAGCAGGTTGAACTTCTTTTGGTTGATCAAAACCTGTGTTAACTGGTAATAATGCTCCTGGTGCAGTTGCATTTTTTTCCCAGTAATCTGTATCAATAGATCCTTCAAAGTACATCCATCTAAGGGATGATCCCAATGAGGCGTTATGAATCATAAGCTGGTGCGCCTTATTAATCTCACGCTGTTTCCCTACTAAAGGACTCACAGCGCTCATTGGATAAGGTGTTCCTGACCATTTGTAAGTAAATGGTATCAGTGGATAATGCTCTATAGGCAAATCTGCTTCATATAGTGTAACATCTCCTGCTACGCAACTTTGTTTAATTGCGGGCTTATAAAATTCTACAACATCTACGACAGTATCAGCAAATGATTTATCTTCCATCAATACTTTATATTCTTTAGCACTGACTATATTATTTTGTACAATACTAGCAGCTTTTTGTGCTTCAGCCATTAATTGTTGCTGAGCAGATGCTAACTGCTGTTGATTCATCTTAGTTTGCTTTTCTATCTCTAACGCCATTCTATCGGGTAACATTTCTCCAGACTCAACAGCTTGTGCCATTTGAGTTTGCATCTCTTGCATTTCTACTGCCATTTCTTTTTGCATTTCCTCGAGCTGTACAGCAACATTCTGCTGTATTCTTTGCATTTCTTCTTGAGATGGAATTACTTGATAAAAGACATTATAATACTTTACTTGCTCTTTTTCGTACAACTCAAAGAGTTCTATTAGTTCATCAACACCGCCTTCTTTATCGTAGCCTTCTGTAATATCATTAAATTGTATATCACCTGTGTCAGTTGCTCCTTTAGATTGTCCTGTGACTTCACCAAAGTTTGCAGAAGCTTTTTTTATTTTAGAAGCGTGTTGTGGGAAGGTTTTTAATAATTGTGTTCTTGTAAATACTTTTCTTATCATTACATGAGATGCATCTCTGAATAAAGGATCTCTAGATTTTGGATCTACAAATATATCAAATGGTTCTGGTTGCTGTATAACTACTTCACCCATACCATTGTCAGCATTTGGGTCAACAGTAACTAAAAGATAACCAACACTTTTTGTTACAGCATCATTTACAACATTAGAATAAAGTGATTGACCGTCAGAGTTATTCCATATGTAATCAGCAATATCAGAAAAAACAGCAGCAATACCTGAATCGCTACCTTCAACGCCAATAGCTTGCCATCTTGGATTGGAAGCTGTAGCATAATAATTAAGCATTTCAACAACAGGTATAACCCTATTAATCGTAAATGTTGGCATACCAGTTTCTTCAAGAGCTTCTTTTTCCTTTGCTGACAATTGATTGTCTAGATAAAAATCATATCCTTGCTGATTAGTTGCTTCCCATTTTTCTCTAAATGAGTTATTTAGAGAGTCATAGAGGCTTTTAACCCTTTTAGCGGTTTTGTCTTTTCTTTTTGCCATAGGTACCTAAGCTATAACCCAATTTTTGGGCGATTTTTGTTTTCGGAAATGCGTTCCGTCTTTACGGACAGCTATATTTTGGGGCGGGTGAGCATATTTAACTGCATATGCAAGCGCATCAATAGTATCATCATGCGCCATCCTAGGTCCGAATGTAACAATTTCATGTTGTAAATCATAGTGACTTTTTTTTATTTTTACGGTACCTATTGTCATTCGCTGTGCAAGCACTCCTTGTATTCTATCTAATTTACTCTGTCTTGTTCCAGGTTTTTCTTCTTTCCATCTGACTGAAAAGTCATTTCTTCTTCTAGATTCTGCCATTAAAGCTTGAAACAAAGGTCTGCTCATTGTTGTGTCTTCAACTACATATAATGATGGTTTATAAATTTGTGCTAGATTATACATCTTGTCAACAATGCCTTCCCTGTCCTCTCCAGGTATACCTAAAATAGGTAACCCACGTTCTCTAATGTAGTCAAGAACATATATGTTATTATCTTCATCGACACCAATTATCATTATTACAGAAAAATCTGAATCTCTTCTAATAGAGTCTGTTGCAGGATCTACACCAGCAAATACATTAACAGGAATAGCTTCTCCATTAATTACTACACAACTTAATTGAGTTGCGTCATCAAATACATAGCTTCCTTCCCAGTACTTAACATGTTTCATATTAAAAATAGAATCTTCAGCACTTTGAACTTCCATCATATATTCTTGGTAGAATTTTTGTGGCTGTCCAGAGTCTTGATAAAACTTTTTCTTTTCTTCTAATTTCTTACTAGGAAACCATGAGTCCCACAAAGCATTACCACTACTATCTATAGCTTTATAAGTTTTCACAGTCCAAGCAAAATCATCTTTTTGTTTTTCAGCTTTTGCATAATTACTTAATAAATTATTAATAAAGGAATCATAATGCACAGGAGTACCGTTAATGCGCAGCCGACCAGTATGAGGCTCCAAAGCAGGATAAACAACCGCAGTGATAAGGTTACTGTTCTTTGCTCTAGCTTCTGGAGTAATGGTATTATTTTCATCTTCAAAGTCATCCAATATAACCAGGTCATATCTTTTGTGGAGCTTTGCACCACCTCGGATACCTGATATGTTTGATTTACAAAGCAGTTTATGCCCTGTGTTTAGTTCTATATCTTCCTCTGTCCATTTTCTACCTTTTAAATTACCAAAGTAATATTTAATACGATCATTAAATTCTAAATGATGTTTAATGTAATCCATATTACCTGTTGCTAATTTAGCAGTAGCAGAAACCCAACCGTAAAACAATGGCTCATCCCTTGTGAACAGGAAAGACCATAAAATATCGCATTTGGTTAATACGGTCTTCCCATGTCCACGTGGCATGATTATTGCAAGCTGTTTAGTTTCTTTATCCATTATAGAGTCAGCTATCTCGTAATGAAACCAAGGAGTTTCAGATCTCATGTAATCGTCTGGAAGGAATAGTTTTCCAAACGAGATCATATCCTTAGATGATTCAAGCAAAGCTTCTTCAGCCTTGCTTACGTTTTGTGTGTTTATGTTCAAGCTAAAGTTTCTAAAAGTGCTTTAACTTCTTCCCATATTTCGTCGTCTTTTTTAGACTTACTTGCCTTGACAGCATAATCTCCAACCATTATAAGTAATTGGACCATACCCATCTTTCCGACCATACGAGCTATTAATCTTTTCAGCATTAAATTAACCTCATTATTATTGTTACTATTATTGGGACAACAAAAATAGCTGCAGATCCCCAAGTTTTAAACTTTATGATCTCTTCACTATTTCTTCCTGTTTGTCCGTTAAGTTTTTCTAAATGTTTTTCTATTCTTTGTAAAGCTTTAAATATACTAATTTGTCTTTCGTCTAGCTTTACTAGCTTTGCCGTAGTTTCTGTTCTGTAATCGTCTTTGTTCATCTTGATTTTCCGTTAATTCTACCTTTTAAATAGGCTAAGTCATCTGTTACGTCATTTAGCTCTCTTACAATATCTTCTCTATGGCGTTGACTTATATCGTCAGACTTATTCCATCTTTCAATAAGTTTTATTACCATACCTTCTACATT